CACATTCAAATACGAAATACCTGGAGCAAGATATCAGCCTGCTGTGCGACTGGGTCGGTGGGATGGCAAAGTAGCTTACTTTCAATTGGGCGGATCCAGCTATATCAATCTCTTGCCCGAGATAATTCCTATTCTAGAACAATATGATTATGATATTGAACTGGATGACCAGCGTGATTATTCCACTGTGTTTGATTTTGCGCAGGTAGCAGAAGATTCATTTGCACACAAAACTTGGCCTGTGGGGCATCCTGCCGTGGGTCAACCCATCTTGTTGCGTGACTATCAAGTGGAGATTGTAAACAACTACCTGCAGAATCCACAGTGCATACAAGAAGTGGCCACAGGTGCAGGAAAGACCTTGATGACTGCTGCGCTATCTAAAAGCGTGGAAGCATATGGTCGCAGTATCATTATCGTACCCAACAAGAGCTTGGTAACACAAACAGAAAAAGACTATGTCAATCTAGGCCTGGATGTAGGCGTGTACTTTGGTGATCGAAAAGACTACAACCGAACACACACCATATGCACATGGCAAAGTCTAAACAACATGATGAAGAAAACCAAGTCGGGCGAAGCCGAAGTGGACATTCAGGACTTTATCGAAGGCGTGGTTTGTGTGATTGTGGACGAAGTACACATGGCCAAAGCAGATGCCTTAAAGACCTTGCTTACAGGTGTGATGGCTAGAGTGCCAATTCGATGGGGGTTGACAGGAACTGTGCCCAAAGAAAAGTTTGAAAGCCAAAGTTTACTGGTGAGTCTGGGCCCGGTTATCAGCAAGCTCAGTGCCAGCGAACTGCAAGATCGTGGAGTGCTGGCACAGTGCCATGTGAATATTGTGCAACTGATAGACCATGTGGAATACAGCAACTATCAAAGCGAGTTAAAATATCTGCTGGAAGAGTCGGGCAGATTAGACACCATAGCAGATCTTGTGCGTCGAGTAAATGAAACTGGCAACACATTAGTGCTAGTTGACCGCACAGAGTGTGGTAGACAACTGGTAGCACGGTTAGGAGAAAAAGCTGTGTTTGTGTCTGGAGCGACAAAGGGAACAAAGAGGCAAGAAGAATATGACGAAGTGGCAGACTCTGTAGACAAGATTATTGTGGCCACTTATGGTGTGGCTGCTGTGGGTATCAACATACCAAGAATCTTTAATCTTGTGCTGATTGAACCGGGCAAATCATTTGTTAGAGTTATCCAATCAATTGGACGTGGTATTCGCAAAGCCGAAGACAAGGATCATGTGCAGATTTGGGATATCACAAGCACATGCAAATTCGCTAAACGCCATTTAACCAAACGCAAAGTTTTTTATAAAGAAGCCAACTATCCATTCACAGCAGAAAAGCTGGACTGGATGAAAATAGCTTGACATTCATCATTAAACCCTGTATTATAATACTATGCGAATTTTAACACTTGACAACACTTATTACGATCTTGACCATTTGCCCGAAGAAGTAGATGATATGAGATTTGCAATCTTGGACAACAGCAATCCTCAAGATCCTGATTATCATTTTATTCCCTTGATCTTTTTAGAGAGCTTTAACGCTCCTGCTCTGGTGCTGCGTATTGGAAACGCTACTATCAAAATGCCCATGGACTGGCAAATTCTAATTGGCGAACCTGATGTAGGCGATCTAGAAGTGCTGCCATTAACCAGCATCAATGATCGTGGCTTCAAGGTGTTTCAATTTAATCCGCTCACCAGCTACCGGCCCAGTTTTCCGGACATTGAAATCCTGGATGTATATCATGAAGTAAACTGGTATGCACCCAAACTAAAGAATGGGCAAATGCTGGCCGTGCCCTTAAACGACGATGCTGAACCCGACTGTGTGTACTTTGTGAAAGATGTCAGTCGTAACTGCGAAATTGTAGACTACAATAAAGCATGGTAGGCTAGATAATGTACACAGAACCACAGTTGTTTGAAACTCTTGCTCGCTTGGCCAGGATCTATGCAGAAAGCTACCCAGACGATCGTGAAGGACTAGAACGATTCCTGCACTGGGCACATGCACAATATGGCTACACTTATGGGCCAGCTTAACCCTGGTGCTAGTTACATTTACGAGCGAAATGGTGATACTGTATTTCGCCGAGAAGTAGGCCAGACTGAACGAGAAGTAGTGGGCTACGATCATCGAACTTCAGACGGCAGACCGCTAGTCGACCATATTCGTGAAGATAAACTTTGGGGTGAGATCAGGCGTGCTGCTAAAACCAATCCTGCTTTACAAGAAGCCCTAGATCGTGTTATAATCATTTATCAACTGAGCAAACCAACATGAGTGATAAACTAAACATTGGCAACGAGATGCGACAGCTGGATCTCAAAAATAGAGCCTTTTATGACAGCTTGGATGCAGATGAACGCAAGAAGTTCAGCACCTTTTTAATGATCCGCTGGAGCAGTGCTGTAGAAGGATCTAGAGAGCTGCAAGAGTATTATGTGCAAAGTGCCAATCACTATGTGAACAAGCACTTCTTTACACTGAGCAAACACCCCAAACTGCAATGGTTGTGCGCCACTGCTGCAAGTCCAGGCATGGGTGCGTTAAGACATAACTGGATTGCACCCAAAAAGAAAGAAGCTGGTGCCAGCACCAAACGCAAAGCACTTGCAGCCATGTTTCCGCACTACAAAGAAGACGAGCTTGATGTCATGATGCAAGTGGTCTCACAAAAAGAAATTGACTCTTACAACAAGTCTGCCGGCAATGATAAAAAATGATTCAGCAACTGGGTAGCATTTGACACAGTACATTAAAGATAGTAAACTACTAGCATGACATTCGCATGTGCTTACTGCAAGAAAACTTTTGTAAAAGAAACTTCCATTGAGGTGCATGCTTGTGAGCCCAAACGGCGTGCGCTGCAAAAGGATGAGCCTGGTGTAAGGCTTGGGTTTCAGGCCTACTTGAGATTTTACGAAACCATGCAAGGATCAGCTCGTAACAAAACCTACAATGACTTTGCTGGTTCAGCCTACTACAAGGCCTTTGTGAAGTTTGGACGCTACTGTGTGGACACCCGCACAATCAATCCTGCACAGTTCATGCTGTGGCTGCTAAAAGCACAAAAAAAGATTGACTACTGGTGTTCAGACAAAGTCTACACAGAATACTTGCTGTACTACCTGCAGGTAGAAGCAGTGGATGATGCACTGGCACGAGCAATTGAATACAGCATGACCTGGGAAGAAAACACAGGCCATCCTGCACATGACTGTTTGCGTTACGGCAACACCAATGCAATATGTTATGCTGTTACATCGGGACGAGTAAGTCCCTGGGTGATTTATAACAGTGAATCAGGACAGAAGTTTTTAAGCAGTCTAGATCCTACACAAGTGGCCATGATATGGAGTTACATTGACAGTGATGCATGGCAAAAACGCTTTAGAGATCATCCCGAAGATCAAGCATATGCACAAGAAATTTTAACCAAAGCAGGATGGTAACATGATTAAAACTATTATGAATGGGGCAGGAATAAATGTCAGTAACGGCATTCACTCAACACTCTATATAGACATGACTCGACCCAGTGCCGGCATGGTCCGATACAACGGTAATAATTTTGAAGTTTATGACGGCAACTCTTGGATAATAATTCCTAGTGGAGATGCCCAAGTCAGTCTTGATGGTGTGACCCTGGAATCTTTGCAATGGGTTCGTCGCAAAATGACAGAAGAAAAACACCTGGAAGAATTGGCAAAAAGTCATCCTAGTGTGGCCGATGCAGTAGCAGCAGTGGCTCAGGCACAAGAGCAAGTGGCTATTGTAGCAGCACTGGTACAACAATGAGTGCAGACATTGACATTGCTCTCTGAAAAACTTATATTGTTTACGTTACTGATAAATAATATTATGAAAAACATTAGCCCGACTACCCTTTATGTGAAACAACACAATAAAACGGGCCTAAAATATTTTGGTAAAACAATTCAACGTAATCCTGAAAAATATAAAGGTTCGGGCTTATATTGGGAAGAACATTTGAAAATACACGGTCATGATATCTCAACTGTGTGGACTAAAACTTTTGATAACAAACAACAGTTAACTGAGTTTGCTATTAAATTTTCTGAAGAAAATAATATTGTTAATTCAAATGAATGGGCAAATCTTAAACCCGAAAATGGGTTAGATGGTGCTACGCCCGGCCACACTTACGGTAAAGCAAACAAAGGTAAAAAACTTGGGCCGCTGTCAAACTCGCATAGGGCAAACGTATCGGCTGGATTAAAAGGAAATACTAATGCAAAAGGATTAGCAGGCTACACACAATCTCAAGACCATATTAATAAACGAATGAAAGCCCACCGGGGAATTAAAAAAGGACCGCAAACAGCAGAGCACATTACAAGCAGATTTGAAAAGAAACAATGTGAATATTGTAAGGCATACTTTTCTCCAACTAACTTTAGTCGCTGGCACGGCAACAAATGTAAAAACAAATGAAAAAAGCAGACATAGATATAGATCTGGCAGATAGAGATAAGTTACTAACACTGATTAATATAACTGCGGCAATGCAAAAGGTGAACGGACAAGTTAGAAAGCATAATAGCGGAGTTTATCCCACTGACATTCCGCGGGATGCGGTCAACGGATATGCCGCACTAGATTACGAATCTGCAGAGCAACGCGGCTACTTCAAGATCGACTTGTTGAATATGAGTGTTTACAATCTGGTACAAAGTCCTGCACACTACGAAACTTTGCTGGCACAAGAGCCCGACTGGGCACGCCTTGGCACAGATCGTGCTTGGGCCAGTCAACTAGTACACGTGGGAAACTATGCGGACCTGCTGCGAGAAATGAAGCCAGATTCAATCCCTAGAATGGCTGCATTTATCAGCATTATTAGGCCGGGCAAAGCACACCTACAAGGACAACCTTGGGATCAAGTGTTTGCTGAAGTCTGGAACGGGGATGATTCACGTGGTTACACCTTTAAGCGTAGTCATTCTATCTCCTATGCTGCCTTGGTAGCATTGCACATGAATTTACTCAATACGCCTGACCAAGGTAATTGATTTTCGCTTGGATTTTTTGCGGGCAATGTCCATGAGGCTACAGATGGGACCGTGTAAAATTTCCAGGTCCTTGTTGGCAAATGTTCTCAAAGTAACACGAAATTGATCCCATTCTTTGCGCAGGAAAATGTTTATAGGAATGCTTCTGTTGCTTTCCCACCACCATGTGCCGGCCAGTTCCAAAAATAACATCTTGTCAACTTGATCTATCACTGATCCAAAGTCGTAAATAGTTGTCACAATGTCATCTCGATTCTGTACCACTCCCACATACTCTTGATTTGCATACATGCACAAGGTAATGAAGGGGTACTTTTCCGTCAGTTTTTCAAATATGTTATTGCCCATCAGGGTTATTTATTAGCAGCTAAATAGAGTAATGTATTCCACCACCGTTTATCTTTACCAACAAATTACCCGAGTGTTATTGG